CTTGGTGTTCCAGAGGAAATCGCAATGAATCTCTCCTTCCCTGAGATTGTTACATCTTACAACCGCGATCGTCTTATGGCCGCCATCAAGAATGGTCCCGATAAGTATCCAGGTGCCAAGAACGTCTTTAAGAAGGACGAAGGAAAGGCATTCCGTCTGGGATTTGTGAATCGCGATCTGGACATTCAGGAAGGTGATGTTGTTCACCGTCACCTTGTAGATGGCGATGTTGTGCTATTCAATCGGCAGCCATCTCTTCACAAGGCATCTATGATGTGTCACCGTGTTCGCGTTCTTCCTTACTCAACCTTCCGTCTCAACGTATCCGCTACCAAGCCTTACAATGCTGACTTTGACGGCGATGAGATGAACATGCACGTGCCTCAGAGTATCGCAGCGGCTACCGAACTACGCATCATCGCAACTCTGCTTCGCCAGATTGTATCACCCCGTACATGCCAGCCTATTATCTCTGTTTTCCAGGATACTCTGACTGGTGCCTATCGCATCTCACAGCCTGATGTCACGATTCCGGAGCATATCGCAATGAATATCTTGGCTCGTAGCCCGCGTGCTATCTCTGAGTTCAAGCGTATGGATCTTCCAATGGCTGGTACAGATGTTGTATCACATGCCTTCCCTCTCATGAACTTCAATGGCAATGTTCAGATCGAGAATGGTAAGCTTGTGAAGGGCGTACTCAACGATGGTGCTCTCAAGAAGCCTTCTAAGGGTGTTGTACACGCAATCTACAACGAGTTTGGCCCAGAACGTTGTGGAACTTTCATCAACTCCCTCCAGAACATCGTAACCAAGTACAATCTGCTTTCAGGTTTCTCTACAGGTCCTTCAGATCTCATCGCATCAATTGAAGCATATGAGTCAATCGAGAAGGCCATCGTGGACAGCAAGCAGAAGATCTCAGATGTAATGTCCAGCGTTCATGCTGGTCGGTTCCTAAACTTGTCTGGGCGTGCTGATGGTGAGGAGCTTGAGAACAACATTCGCTCGGCAATCGGTGAGATGAACAGCAAGGCTAACAGTGTAGTTGTAGACAAGCTGGCACCCAATAACCGAATGATCATCATGTCAGACAAGGGCGCTGGTTCCAAGGGCACAGCAGAGGTGAATATCACTCAGATGGTTGCCTTTCTGGGCCAGCAGTATGTTGACGGTAAGCGTATCAAGTACACCATGGACAACCGTACGCTTCCTCACTTCGCAAAGTATGACGATGGCCTTGAGTCTCGTGGCTTTGTTGAGAACTCATTCATCTCAGGCATTCGTCCTGCTGAGTTCTTCTTCCACGCCATGGGCGGACGTGAGGGTCTGATTGATACTGCCGTTAAGACGTCAGATACTGGCTACATCCAGCGCCGACTGGTAAAGCTGATGGAAGATATTCACGTAGAGCAGGACGGCACTGTTCGTGATATCAATGGATCGATCGTTCAGTTCCTATATGGCGAAGATGGCATTGATGCTACTGGGATTGAAAAGCAGGATTGTGAGCTTGGTATGATGACCATGGAGCAGATCTATGCTCAGTTCGCAGCAACGAAGGATGACTTCAAGGCTGTATCTCCTGATACAGCCGATTCTCCTGATGATATGGTTGACCAGATTCTAACTGATCGCGATATGTTCGTCACGCGAGTCATTCGGTTCATCAAGAAGACTGAAGTACGTGCTCCTGTTCACCTTCAGCGCCTTGTAGAGAAGTATCGCAATCCTTATCTTGTAAAGACTGACCTTACGCCCAGCTATGTCGTAGATGAACTTGATAAGCTATGTAAGACGCCATACATGGCAGATAACTATCTGTTTCACTGCCTGCTTCGTTATAATTTGGCTCCCAAGAAGTCAATTATCGTGAATCGCTTTACGGTTGCTCTGTTCGATGAGCTGATCCGTGATATCAAGTACAAGTACAAGAAGGCACTTGTTCACCCAGGAGAGATGGTTGGTCCTCTTGCTGCTCAGTCAATTGGTGAGCCTACGACTCAGCTCACCCTGAACACCTTCCACCAGGCTGGTACTGCCAAGGCAAATGCCACGCAGGGTGTTCCTCGTATCCAAGAGCTTCTCAGTGTTTCACAGAATCCAAAGAACCCTTCAAATATCATCTATCTCATGCCAAACATGGCCGATCACCAAGGAGCCATCTCAAGCATGAAGGAGATTCAAAAGACAACTCTACGCGACATCACCAAGTCTGTACGAATCTACTACGATCCCAACCCTCTGTCATCAGATACTATTGTTCAGGAGGATCGCGAGATTCTACTATCGTACGAGAAGTTCAGTGTGAGCCATGGTCAGACGTGTGTGTCTCCTTGGATTATTCGCCTTGAACTGGACCCTAATCAGATGCTTTCACGCAATATCCTGGACATGCCTAAGATCCGTACCAAGATTGAAAGCAATAAGGTTCTGCGTGTGTTCGACTGTATTCATCCTGATACAAATACATCAGATAAACTGGTAATGCGTATCACGTTTGGCAATGATGTAGCAAAGAATGCCCTATCTCTCCGCTTCATCGAGGATAAGCTGCTGGACACTACGCTGACTGGCATTGACGGAATTGGGCGTGTATTCCCTCGCGAGAAGAAGGATGAGATCATCTTTGATGAGCGTGTTGGGGGGTATGTTTCCAATCACCAGTGGGTTCTGGATTCAGAAGGAACCAACCTGCTTGATCTCTTTGTATTCCCGAACGTCGATCCCACGCGTACGTTCTCGAATGACATCCATGAGATTCTAAACGTGTTCGGTATTGAAGCTGCACGTATGGCACTCTACGAAGAGATGATGGATGTGTTTGGCGCTGATTCAGTGAACTATCGTCACCCATGTCTGCTGGTAGATGCTATGACGTACCATGGCTATCTCATTGCGATTGATCGCTTTGGTATGAACAAGCTGGAGAATGGTGTTCTTGCCAAGTCTTCCTTTGAGATGACATCCAAGATCCTGTTTGATGCGGCAGTAGCAGGTGAGTTTGATACAATGCGCGGCGTCTCAGCAAACATCATGTTTGGTCAGAAGCCTCCTTGTGGTACTGGATTTATTGATATTCTGATTGATGAGTCTCGTCTGCCTGAGGGTCATGAGGAGCATGATTTGTATACTGCGGAACTTGCTCATGCGAATGCGCTTGTTGAGCAGGAAGAGAAGAAGGATGATGCCGATGGCCAGTGTCGGATGGATGATATCCTCATGAGCTGGTAGCAAGCTGATAAAGCCCATAAAGAACCAAACCTAAGCCAGCATAATGAAGAACCGTAGCAACACCTCCCGGTAGCATTCTTCCAGCAATCTGTAATACTAGAAGAAGCAGGAGTCCCAGAAAAAGATAGCTCATTTTTTAGTTTATACATTGGAAAATATCTAAGATGAAATGGAGTATGATTCAGTAGTATCGAGTGTAATCTCTGCTTTCAAAAAGCGAGCAGAGATTGGACAAGTTAAGTATGGAAAAACATTGGATCGTAATGACCTAACGTTTTTACAGTGGATTCAACATGCTCAAGAAGAGCTAATGGATGGGATTTTGTACTTGGAAAAAATTAAGCAGACGGTGAGTTTCCCAGAAGAACGTTCTTAGTTGCTGTACGCAAGACCACCCATGCCAGACATGACACGTAGAACGTTGTAGTTGACGGCATACACGCGCACGTTCCAATCACCACTGTCATCTTCCCTTGGACCAACCGTATTGCCACCCGCCATGTTCATTACAATGGTTGCTGTATCAATTCTGGAAAAGTTACAGGTTCCAGACGGCTGGTGCTCTTCGGGGCGTATAGCAAATGAGTAAGAATAGGCGCCAATTCCTGCTGGGGTCCCAGAATGGTGCTGGTATGCCTGTACACTGTTGAAATAAGTACCATATCTCTTATCTAAGCGATCCTGACCGTTAATTTGAATCCACTGTTCAAATACAGGGTCTGTGCCATAACTAAACGTTTGCAAAAAAGTCACGCCACGATTGGCTGCAAGTCTACAGTCAGTGTAATGAGAAGGCTGTACAACCCATAGAAGTTCCTTTACAGGGTGGTTAAATGTTAAGTCAATACGATTATTTGCTCCGCGAATTCCTTTATCCTCGTTAAACTGGGTCTGTTCGATAAGATATTCGTGGCTGGCCTGTGCCATACGACGGCGCTCTTCCGTATCCAGGTAAATGTAGTCAATGTACAGAGCAGCCTGGATCGCCTGAGGAAGATCCTGGATTGGGGGGTAATCTCCAAGTGCTGTATCCGTAAAGTTTCCAGCAATGAACTGCGGATCAGCCCATTGTATGTTGATCTTCACTTCGTGGTACTGAAGAGCAATGAGGGGAAGCGCAGCACCGGGATTACGAGTAAAAAAGAAGGAAAGAGGAATGTATACCACGTTCATCTTCTGCTTACGACCGTCCGTCGCACACTGCTGTCCATTAGGTAGTGTTGATATACCCTCGGCCGCACCTCCACTTAACATTGTGTTTAGATTTTGTTGAGTATTATGAGGAAGCGATAATGAGCTCCATAAAACCATGTACTCAGAGTAGAGCCGATCAATAACCTGACCACCAATATCAACCTCCGCGTACCGAATTAAATGGAAACCCAGGTTCTGTCCGATGTTGTTCCAGTAGTAGTCTTCGCCATTTGCCGTTTGTTTAGGAAGAGCAACCTCGACATATGTTGAATATAGCAGATCGGCATGGCGACCAATTAGAGCCGTCTGCTTGGTACCCCACTGAATCTGACCGGAAAAGTTTACACGAAAGGGCTCCATAGCAAAGTTTGTGTGGCGCTTGAAAAGTCCCTTCCAAATGGTAATCTGTGGGTTCCCTGAAATGTATGCATCCTGAGCGCCATAAGCAACAAGTTGAAGTAGACCGCCACCCATTTGTCTTTATATGTTAGTTATACTCATTTTTTCTAACGACGACGGCTGTGGCGACGACGACGAGTCTTGCGACGACGTCTACCGGCAATATTTGCTGCTGAGTTAGGTTCAACCTCAGTTCCCGTAGTAGCAGCCGGCGGGGCAGCCGGCGGGGCATCATCATCAAGAGGAACATCAACTAAATCACCATTGCCGCCACCCGTCTTGACCTTGTGCCATGTCTTCTTAGCGGCAAGGATCACCTGCTTGAGACCCTTACCCTTGACGTATGTGCCCTTCGCCTTCATTGTCTTCATCGTCTTCTTGATGTGAACAAGCCACTTGTTTGCCATTTTATTGATTAACGCAGAAGAAAGTTCATTAGATGACAATTGACTTATCACCAGTTACTGGGTTGGAATCATAAATTGGAGAACTATGAGCCATGGGCTGAAATGAATGAGTAGCAGGGTCGGGAAGGACTGGTGTCTTTGCTTCAACTGGCTTGTATCGCAACTCTTCCGGTTTTAAGATCACACTACCTTGCTGAAACTGGCCAACGTACAGTTCCATCATGGAATCTAAGGAACCATAATGCATCATATTCCACTGGCATCCATATGAGAAAAGTATGGTCGGATTATTGTTCTTCAAATCTGGAACTATGTCAGGTACGACCATACAAATATTTGTACGATTTGCATTAATCAGTTCATCATGATCATATGGCTGAGATGCCTGCATATAAGTCAACCTACGCAGATTAGATGTTGACCATGACAGATTCACGAGTTCTTCGATCAGAGTACCCTTAATGTTTCCACCAGATACAATGATTAGCTTTCCAGCTACATTACAGATTGGTTCCTGTGCTAAGTTCTTGCGGTTGTATGCGAATTCAGGACCAAGCATATATCTCTGACATGTGTCCTTTAATATCTGAGCAGTAGCATCCATTACCGTTCTCTTATCAGTGTGAAATACGAGGCTCAGAATAAATGGATCGCTTGAAAGCGGAGTTTCTACCTTGTTAAAAGCAGAGTTAGCTACAGCAATACAACAGGATTCAAAGTCTACTGAGTTTAAGGCGTAATTATACCCAAGTGTTTCGTTCTTTAATCCAACAACAGGCTTGTCGTTGTCTCCAGCATAAATATCAAGCTCTACCAGGCGAGCTCCTGCCTTGATCGCAAGTGTTATGACATTATCAGAAATATAGTCACGAGTGGCCGATCCTGGAAAGACGGAATAAGCAGAGGATGCGATGTAGTAATCGCATAGTTTAGTCGTGTCATTTGTTGGGCACCCGAGAGGAGTGAGAGCAGTAACCTTAGGATATGTCCCAAAGGTTGTCTTCGCAAGCATCTTTACCGTTTCTGGATTTCCTCTAACAGCTGCCCAAGCATATACGGCTGTCAACGCAATAACTGTTACGCCAATTGCTATAATAGTTAGGGTAGCCCCGTGCTCTCTTAGAAATTGAATCGATGCGTCCATCTTATTATTAGTTCTCTCTAAAAAGAAGCCTGCGGAATACATTCACAACATCGTCAGGAATCTTATGATCCATTGGAATGTTATTCAAACAACAGTAGTGAAAGTATAATACGTATATACCACATTCAGAATCCTTGAATTGGTGACGAATCGTGTTGTAGGTTGTCAGCATGGGCTTGTCATGAACACCAGTTGACTGCCACTCCTCCTTCCAACGTTTCATCAGTCTCTGGACTTCCTTCTCTGGTCTGTGGGCATAAGAGTCAAAATAGGTAATGCGTGGCTGCTCAAGTTCTGGTCGAATATCGCAAAATAAAGCTATCCAATGCTCACCAGGGCCAGTGTGAACATCAGTATTAAATACAATCCCAATCTGTGTCTTACCTTTGCGGTAAAGATTCTTAATACTCACTGAACACAAGGCATCGACCAAGCACTTTCCTGTGGGAGACCTTAGATCAAAGTCAATTGGGATACATCCTAAAAACACATAATTCTTAAACAATTTTTGGTATTCCTTTTCGGATTTTTCAATGTCTAAGGATGATAACCATTCGGTAGGATTTACCATCCATGCGTCTGGGGCCTTAGGACGGTTCATCATATGTGATATGATACATTCCGATCTCCCACTTGTGCACTTAGTGTGGAATCTTTCCTGTAAAGATTTCCAGATTTGTTCAGTGGTCCCACTGGGTATAGGAGGTTCCCTTGGATGTTCGGCATTATAAACTGTTCTCAGGTGTTCTATTTCTTCGCCACCAAACATTTGTATTTAAAACGGATTCTTAATTTACAAGAAAACAGACTTCAGGACTGTAATGGTTCTGTCAATGATAATTGAGATGAAGTACTTCGAGGTTCTTCTGGTTTGAGCGTGGGAACTCTGCCGGGAAGAAAGGTCTTATGGATTTTCAGTAGATCGGCAGATAAAGTTGTGGGACCTAAACACGTGTATCTGGTAAAACGGATTTTTTCTATGGTTTCCTATTTAATAATAAAATGATCAGCATCAAAATCATCGAATCTCTCACGACAGTATCTGCTGTCGACGAGTGGATTGAGATCGGTAAAGGAATTATAGAAGACTCGAAGAAAGCACTGCTAACCAGCACTGGTTATTCGATTTCTCACTATACATACGTGATTATCAGATGGGAAACCGCTTATCTTCCTGCCCTTAACCTGCAGAAAGAGGAGTTACAGAAAAAGACGAAATACTGTTACGGCTGTGAACACAGCCTTTGCGGTCAGCGCGAGCACATTGGAGGATGTATTCCAGACTACGATGAATGAAAACGGATTTTTCCGTTTGACTCATATAACTAACAAAATGGCGCAACCTGATCAGGAGCTTGTCGCAGGCCTTCGTGAGGAGGTTCTTCAGTACAAGACGGTCGATGACCGCCTACGTGCCCTGAATGGGCAGATCTACCCGCTTCGAGAGCAGCGCAAGCTAATCGAGGACCGCATCGTCCATATCGTTCGGCAGCCCGCTTTCGCGGCTATCAACGAACTGGCAATCAGCCAGGATGGCTCAAAGATCCGAATTCGCAAGCCACAGACGTGGAATGCGCCATGGTCTCTTTCGAAGAGCAGCCTGCGCCGGTACCTCGATCAGTATTTTGCTGATCAGAACACAATCAAGTCAGCCGACTCGTGCTATCGATTCATCCAGCACAACCACCAAGTCTCACTTGTTCAAGACAAGTTTGCGATTGAGCGCGTTGTCCCAGATGCAGACGAGTAATATGGGATATAATCCCAATTTTTTATGTCTGATCGACAAGAACGAACTTGAAAACGGACTTTCTTGAAGACCCCATACTTCTATCATAGCAATGGAAGTTCCAGTGTATAACCCCTATAATCCTCGAAATCGTATGTTTACCCATAAGGATATACATGCGATTTTGCAGAAGCATGAGTGCATGTATTCTGTAAAAAATACAGGTATCTTTCAGAATGCCATGGTTCATTCGTCTTATGTCAAGCGATCAGAATATACAACTCCACAAGGAGATATAGCCCAGTTAGCAGAAAGACCATCGGACTGTCTTGAACTGTTTCCAGAATCATACGAACGCTTAGAACATCTTGGAGATTCAATTCTGGGAGCAGCTACAGCCACATATCTTTCTATTAGGTTTCCTACCCAGCAAGAAGGATTTCTCACCAATCTGCGTAAAGAGATTGTATGTAACAACATGTTAGGCGAACTGACTCGCAAGATGAAACTAAACGAGTTCTATATTATCTCAAAGCACAATGAAGATGCGTGTAATGGACGTTACAATGTCAAGAAACTCGGAGATATCTTGGAAGCATTCATCGGCGCTCTCTGGACAGATTGCGAATATAACTTTCAAGTAGTATATCCGTTTGTAGTATCATTGATCGAGACCTATATTGATATTCCTGGAATCTTAAGAAATGATACAAACTTTAAGGATCAACTACAGAAATTCTGTCAAACAAACTTTCACTACACCCCAACATACGTAATGATATCATCAAATAATGGTTACACAATGGCAGCAGTAGATGGAAAGGGAAGACATATCGGGACAGGAACCGGTACAACTAAGAAGCAAGGAGAACAACTTTCTGCTCGAGATGCTCTGATAAAACTTAAAAGTACAAACGTTTAAGCATTATTGAGTTTAACCCGTAAATGCTCGATCTGTCTCTGGCAGTAGTCGTGTTAGGCTTTGCAAGTTACTACTCTAATTTTGTTATAATCGCATGTCAGTGTCTACTCAGATGTTATGACATTCATAAATTTCAGATACAGTGTGACAAGGAAATAACGAACCACGTGATTAAAAAACTTGAAAAGGAATGTTCCTGCACAGACACATCGTTAACAAAGGGGTTTAAGAAGATAATATCAGGCTGGATATGGAGTAAAAAGTTGGTTGGATATATAGGTTACAATGAAATGGGAGAAATGAATAAACTGATAATTATTACTACTTCTTCGGTTTTTGACGAGCTGATCAAACTACCAGAAGAATCTCTTCCGAAATTTACGGTAACTAAAGAATACGAAAATACTAATGATAATATATCATCGTTTTATAGATATGGATCATACGAGCATTTTTATTACTCACGTGTTTTGCTTAACTTAGTAAATATGAATCCTACGTCTGGTCAAGCTCTTATTGTTGAAGATATAAGCAGAGTGTTTGCTGAGAAGAAGAGGTGTACAATTTTCATAGAAGGACCACCTTGTACTGGTAAAAGTTCTGTTGGCTATCTTCTGGCAAGATCACTAAACTGCCATTTTTGTAACACGTTCAATCCCACAGACCCGGGCGATACTATTAATAAGGCATTGTCATCCATGCAAGATTGGTTACAAGACGAAGACAAACCAATAATTTTTTCGATAGATGAAATTGATGTTTTGCTTAAAAATATACATCATAATAAGATATCAATAAACCACAAGATTCCGACCAGTGTCACGGATAAACACTCATGGTCAAAGTTTATTGATAACCTGCAATTTCGTAAAAATTTAATTATAATTCTAACAAGCAACACGCCGAAAGAAGACATTGATAAACTTGATACATCCTATATTCGTCGTGGAAGGGTTGACCTATATCACAAGCTGGAGGTTCCTTGTATTTTAGAAAATGGATTCTAAAATTATAGAAATGTTATGATTACACCGCAGGAATCATGGATTCCGCTACGCGGATTCGGATCGCCCGCTGGGCGGACGCGAACAAGACCAAAAGCCCCTGGAACGACATCACCAAGCTGCGAGAGCTGTGGGGGTCGTCGGACTGGGCGACCGTCGGCAGCCTCGCGCTGTGGGCGGCGACAACCGACCTTTCGGAGATGTCCGATGAGGAGCTCGGGCGCAAGATCACGCTTCAGTACGGCTTCGCGGCCGACGAGCAGGTCGACCCGAGCAAGGTCATCAAGTCCCCCGACCAGCTGGTCGTGGGCAAGAAGTACAGGCTGGCCAGCAACGGCTACGAGCTTGGCGAGTACGTTGGCTCCAAAACCGGGGGCTGTGGCTGCCAGGACTGCACGCAGTGCAAGGCGACAGATGTGTCGTGGTCGTTCAGCAATGGCGGCCGCGGCTCCTACATCTGGGAGTTCGGCGTGTACTAGTACGTATTGGTGGCCAGAGAGGGTCACTATTTTTAGTTCAAATTAACAGTTGTTCGAACCTTGGGAATACGACGCGATAGAAGCTCACGCTGTGTTCCTCCAACAGACATATCATCTCCTTCCGGAATTCCTTCGATCGCACGAAGAGCTTCAGCAACACGCTGGGGCTGGTCAGAGAACTGAAGGAGTAGCTGAGTACGAATCAGGTCACGACGCAGAGGTGGACGAGATGTACGAACACTGCGAGAAATAGTACCAAGTCCATTGCCTTCCAGTGTAAAGTTGTCTACCTCATTATTACGCATAAACCCCAGAATCGATTCAGAAAGACGAGTCTTCTCTTCCCGAATTGCTTTCTGACGAGCCTGAAGCTGGCGGGCTTCGTCATCAAGGGATACCCAACTTCTTATTACAGTCTTGATCTCCTCTGGGTCCGCCATTTACCTTTGCTATGGTTATGTCTTGAAAGCCGTTTGCCTCCTCTTGGGCCTTCTATCTTATCAGCAAGGTCATGAAGGCTCGTAGGTAGCCCAACAGCAGATGCTAAGTCCGATATTGTCTTCTTTCCCGTTTCCAGTAGTTCTGCTCTCTTTTTTGAAGAATCTTCAGGCGGTTCTAAGGGATTGGGCACTGCGGCTTCTACGACTGTAGCAGGAATTTCTCCAAACAAATCAGATACGGTATTGATTAACTTCTCGCGTTTTGCTACAGTCTTTGTCACAAATTTTTCACCAGATAATGCGCCATTATATAAGGTCGTTCCCAGAAATGGTATTAACAAGAACGAGATAATGAACGCCTGACCAAAGTGCCCACGAGAAAGGTGAACCAACATTGATAAAACAACAAAAACCGATGCTATCATCCAACCTATGATCGCCCCAACAGGACCTGCTTCTGGAATTGGTAAGAAGCCAATAATTTCTGGTGTTAAATTCTCTACACTCGTTGCTATTGTTGGTAACGTGGCAGTTACCGCATCCAAGGCAATGCTGAGCAATGGTCCAAAGGGACCTGATTCCAGTGTTTTAGTTATGAAGACATATGGGCTAATCATATCAATGCCGTCTTGAATGAAGCTTGGCTGCCACTCATACATGTATCCAACCCATTGATTAATAATGTTATCTGCGATGTCTACATCAGCTCCTCCAGTTTTAGCAACAAGCTTAAAAAGATGTTCAGACTCATTTTTAGAGAAGATCGGAACTCCATGAGATAACACATTCTTGCGTAATTCTGCTGGACTGTCGAATGAATGAGCATCGAGATATTCTCGTAAGTCAACAAATCTGGAAACGGTGTGAGCCAAATTGGTATCACCTGATTGCCTCTTCACATACTTATAAATCTCTAACTCCCTGTGTTTGAGCGGGTTGTCTTCTAAGTTCCATACCATTATTCACTTTACTAGAAAACAAAGGGATGGAACAAACTGAAGAAATTCATTGGAATCAACAACTGGAGGAAATCTTATCACGAGAGGGTGAACGTGCCTTATGCTATGCGTGGCTTCATAGCAAATCACAAACACGAGTGTCTACATATGATACAAACATTGCCTTGCCTGTAATAGTCCTTTCAACAATTGCTGGAACTGGATCAATTGCATCTCAATCATTATTTGGCAACTCGCAAGCAGCTGGTATTGTCATTGGTCTCATTAGTCTGAGTGTTGGAGTGATGAACACAGTTTCAAACTACTTTGGGTTTGCTAAACGTTCGGAAGCTCACAAAATCTCCGCAATGACTTATGCAAAAATACATAAGTTTATTGTAATAGAATTAGCCTTACCTCGCAAAGAAAGAATGAAGGCAAAGGACATGCTAAAAATTATCAGAGAACAGCTGGAACGTTTAGCAGAAACAAGCCCTCAGGTTCCGGATCCGATCATAGCTATATTTAATGAAAAATTCCATGATCAAACAAATGTTTCTAAACCTGAAATTACAAACGGTTTAGATCCTATTCATGTATTCGTTGAGAACTCAGAATCATTCACACCGGATGTCAAATCAAAGGTAGTTGTAAAATTAATCGACCCAGACGGTTCTGATGTCACGCCCCCTCTTAGGCCTACTCCACCCCCTTCTACAGGAAGCCCAGTAGTTCCTAAAATTTCCATTCCCGGTCGCACTCAAGGCAAGTGACGAATGTTGTCATGGGCTCATCGGCGGAACGTGTCTGCATCTGGTAGTAGTCACACTTCGACTTCTTCTTACAACGAGAGCAGTACAAGTAGATCGCCGCGCTCACGTTCTTTGAATATAGTCGAATTTCTGTTTCGACGATCTTATCGAGTGCGGCCTTCCAACGAGAGGGGCATAGTTCTTCTGCAGGCATCTCAACAAATGCCCTAGGGTCTACTTCCCCTGACAGTAATTTCTTTGCCCAGTTCTCTGTATTTGCAACGGTACCATCTGTACGCAAGTTTTCATATAGAGAAATGGCCTTGCTTCGATAGGTATTCCAGAATACACGGTTTGCCCAATCAACATCGATTCCATTCAGCTTACAATAGTTCACAATACTGTAAAGCAACTGAGCCTCCAGTTCACCTGCGATCTCCGATGATGTTACTTCTGTAAAGTTCTGAACAACCTTATCCCGCATAGGACACTCTACAAATACATTCTTTGTCTTGATCGTCTTTACCGTAACCTGAGGAACAGCCCGTGGAGCCTCGTCAGGTTCCTCACTAACATCGTCTTCTTCTTCCTCTTCTTCTTCCGGAGCCTCCTCCTCATCATCTGACATATTGAATGACCACTCATGGTAAAGTGTCTCGTAGTCCTCAACGCTCAGACTCACATATGAAGTTACGAGTTTTTCATACTCATCTGTATCAGACGTGGTAGCAAGAATAATGATCGAACCCGAATATGATTCTTCATCCAATGGAGATGGCAGCATATGCTGGTTTGCATCTTCATCATCGTCTGAGACCTTGGCGAAGATTGCCAGCCATCGGTCTTCCTTCAGCGGATCTTGGATCTTTCCTTGAAACTGAATATCATTCTGCTTGTACTTCTTACGCATCCATTCCAGCACATCAGTTGTCTTTGCTGGAATAGTTACTTCACTCAGAGATCCATTCGATGCCACAATTGTTGCTAGCACCATTCTTACAGTTTATACACAACATTACAGTAAGTTCCATTTTTAAAATGGATTTAACAATATTCATGTTATACTTAACAAAATGGCTTATGTTCCCCCAAGACTTCGTAAAGAAAAGACAGTTGATCAAAAGATCGAAGAGTCTATAAAAACAATCCGAGAGGCGTCGGATAAGGATTTTCCATCACTTAGTGGCAATGGTCCAGTCGTTTCTCGCGCTACAGTATCGTATGCGGAGAAGGCGAAGGAATGGGAGCAGAAACGTATCGAAAGCGAAATCAAAGATCGCGTAGATGCCAGAATGGCAGAGTATCAGATAGAAAAGAAAAAGCAAGAAGAACTCGAACGTTCTGTAATGCCTAACTTCATCCGCAGACGCGAAGAACCAAAGGTCATGCCTCTTCCTGTTGTAGAAGCTCCACCAATTCCTGTGGAAGATGAATGGATTACGGTCCAGAAGAAACCTCGTAAGCCAAAGAAGGAAATCAACTATGATGATGAACCAGAATATCATGATACGTACGATCATCTCGCAGAAGATCAGGAATCACTTTGGGACTAATGCTCGAGCCGCTCTCTTCTCAGCTGCCTTTTCTAAGGCATCCTTAGCAAGAGCCTCACCCTTGCTGATTAAGCCAGGGACTAATGCGGTAACCGAACCAATCAGACCAAAGGTGCTATTGTACATCCAAGCAAAGATGCCATAAATGTATGAAGCAAACCATCCGAAAAATCCAAGAACATAGTTGTAGAACCAAACTATTTTTTCACGAGTCCATATCGCCCACCCTCTCATAAATTCAAATGTAATTGGCGTAGCCTCGCTGCTGCCATATCCCTTATATATACCTATTGCTACTGCTATTACGCCAACAATGGCAAGTACAAGCCCCAATGTTCCAACCTGTGCTACATAATCATCCTTTGCCTTAGTTGCCTGTCCAAGAAGAGTTGTAGGATGCTTTGCCTCCTCTTCTGCATCCGCCTTTGATTGTCCTATCTTTGACTTCAAATCGACTGTCTTCGTTTCCAGTTTTGAGTTAATCTTAGTATTACCAGTTGGTCGCAGCCTCAGGTAAAACTTGTTATCATGCGGCATAGGACCTCCCGGAACATTATTGGTATCGTTAAAAAAGACTTCACGATCACCTAACCCTTGAACAGGTCTGGATCCTGCTTCTGCGTTCCGAACAAGGTACGCAAAATCACCCTGATCCATGTTGATCATTGACTTAAAAACAACCCATTCACAAGGAACACACGGAGGAACAAGAGTTGAACCTTGGTAGACATAATAGCTTGCTTCAGGAGGAACTAAGGCAGAGATACTCCAATCACGCATCTGAAGCTTAGTCTCTCCAGTAGTCACTGCATATGGTACAAACTGCTTAAAAAACCCATATGATGGAGTTTGTGCGCTGTTGATTCGGAACAGTGTGCTCATACACATTAACTCACCAGTAGGCTTGCGAAATATAGCAGTAACTTCTCCATCTGCTTGAACTCCTTCAATAGTGTGGTGACTTGGGTGATTGATTGAAAGACCCTGGCAAACATAGGATTCACCTCTGAATTTACAGCTTCCAAGACTCGATGAACTTTCCAAGATCAAACCCTCATTTGACACAGACACAGATGCCTGCGTAACATTTCCATCATCCATAACAAGATCACACGATAAGTTACATGGCTTGGCGCCAGACTGTGTTAGATTGATCGGGCTTTGCTTTGCGGATGAACAGGATGGTGGCCAATTGTTACTTGAGAATATACTCATTTATATCATTGATAGGTTTTGTTACGAAAAGCATCTCGCATGAGATATAATAAGGATGGACAACGAAGAAAAAGGTGTCTTTGAAGGCGTTAGCTCCACACTAGGCGTTGTATTATTTGGTCTGGGCATATACTTTCTCTACAGAAACAGAGATAGTCTTCCTACTGGAATTGGTGAAATCCCAACAACATTTGTTACGTTTATTGCGAACATGATGCCATTCGCTCTTCTGGCATATGGAATAGCAGGTGATGTTGTAAATCAGGAAGGCCCGAGACTATCAATTCCTTCTATAGCAGCTGTTGCGTCAATCTTGGTTATTGGGATCGGAACACAGATGTTTGCCACAAGTCAGGGAGCAAACTTAAGCGCTCAGGATACATCTGGTCTTATGTGGTGTACAATCCCGGGACTTGAAGGTGTAGAATCGCCTTATTTCCCAACTGCGTTCATGTCAACAGCGATCATTGGGTTTTATTACCTCTGCTGGTCTTGGCATACAGGGAGACCTTGGACAAGCACACTTCTGGCATTTGGAATTGTTTGGATTGCTCAGTTTGGTACATTCATCTTTGGCGAATGTTCAATGTCCTACAAGCCTGTATATGGAAGTGTACTAATCAATATCTTACTATCTACTCTTGCTGGAATTATAATTGGTGCTATCTCGTTTGCTTCTGCATCTGGTAATGCAAGCTTAAACCCGTACAACTTACCTGGCAGCAACAACGGGCAAGGGCATATTCAGGGGCGTCTATCAAAGTGCCCAGATGGGTCAGTTCCAATTGATGGAAAGTGCCCTTATAGAACTGGACACTCTCAACCCGTCCAAGGTGGAGGGGATGAGAATACCTTTGTAGCAGAACTATATAAAAATGGTCAGCTTGTGACTGACTCTATTGCGTAGCGTTGCGTAGGATACGGTAATATCCCATAGCGGCTGTTCCAGAATGCGATTCAATTCCCTTCTTGGTCTCAACAACGATAGTAGGAACAACCTTCACGCCATACTTCTGAGTAAGACCCGCAGGATCATCCTTGATGTTCACGTGAACCCATTGAAGAGACGTGAATTCTTCCTTCAGGTCTTCAACAACGGGCTTTAGGGTCTGGCAGGGAGGGCAAGTGGGAGACGAGAACACGTATGCGCTCATTCTTCCTTTACTATAGTAACTCCTTCTTTAATTAAACCTGTGGTCAAGCGAACTACGCGTGTTTTACTCATCCGTTGTACTTCGGTATTATATCCGTTTTTCTTAACCGTCTTCTGAAATGCCCCGAATAGTCCTACCTTCAAAGCCTGTTGATCGAGAAGATTCATATGAGTCTTACACCATTCTATGATCTTAGTCTCTTCTACTGGCGGTCCCATAATAGATAGCGCCAAATCTGGAAATATTCCGTCCGTTCGATTAATGATCTTCACTTCTTCCTTTGGAAGCAAAACAGACACTGCCATCTTGTCTACAATATCATTCCCAACACTGAGTTCATCCGTCTTTCCAGTATGAGCCTTGACATAGGTGATTGTATATTCCTTAAACTTGGGTAAACGCAAAGATAGGTGCTCGATCAGATCACGGTGTTTGACATCATTGCCTTCCGCAGTTCGCCATTTGTTTCGCATCCACCCAGGAAGCCAAGTAGTCAAGCAATTTTTGGAATACATAGAATCCGTATAAATATGAATAGCTGTCTCTGCTGGAGACCCGCACTTCTCAAAGATCACGTTTACAGAATCATGGATCGCCTTTAACTCTGCTCGCTGATTTGTCTGCATTTCTGATTCAGGCATCTTAGTAGCAAAGGACCAGTCCTTGTTATCAGGAAAATAGCCAGCATATCCTGCTTCGGCATTGGCCTTTCCGTTAGAACGGCATGCTCCGTCGGTAAATACTCGGATCATACTTCCTTATATGATGCTTCGTGTATAAAATTGGGCATTCGTTTTGTAATACATCTGCTTAGAATTGCTGACTGAAGTGTAGTAGGATCCTCAACGTGAAACCAAACTCGGTTCTTAAATGATCTCTGTTCAAGCTGACGACGAAGCATCTGCTGACAAGCAAAGGTTAGAAACTCAGAGTGCCAGATCAGAAGAACTCTTAGGCGTGTAGACTGTTTCTTAGGAACACTTGAAATCCACATATCAAACCATGGAGCAAAGGTTTCTACTGAAAATACAGATGCGGCACTAATCTCATCAAATTCACACACATCGGAATGGTCTTGTTTATACCGTTCCCATGCGTTCTTTGTTTCTTTGTCATTCAGTGGTTCAAAAAGAACATAATGTGGCGGTGGAAACTCCATTAACTTACTTAGCGGGTTCCTCTGTAGACCCCATAACGCGCTTAATAGGAATGCCAGCATCAACAATGTAAAGACTGTTCTCCGTCATAACGATGAAACAGGTCTCGCACTTAAAAACTGACTGGATCGTAGACGTGTACTCATCATTTGACTTTACAAGATACTTGGTAGTACCCTGAACTCCGATACAGCACTTCTTCTCTACACTATCACGAAAGTAATCAAAGTAGATCGGCTTATCCTCGTCGATGCTGACCTGAGCCGCACGAAGTAGAACTGTCGCGGATGGTACAGACATTTATTGTTTTGATATCTTTGATTTCAACATACCTTAACGCATGTCATAGCATCTTCAAGCTTGAAGCGAGAACGCATATTCAGACTGGGCAAATCTGCGCGAGGCTTCTTCAGAATAGTATCAACACTGCTCTGAATCAGACCACGCAGCTCAACAGCAGTTGGCTTGAGGAGCTTTGCGATCTCGAAGAGGAAGTCAGCAAACTGCGTGACATTCTCTTCGCTCTGCTCAGACTTCGGCTGAACAAGAGTATCATTCAAATCAGTAATAACCTTTTGCATTGACTCCTGTAGAGCCTGGCCAGAAACAAGCTCACGACTGTATAGATGAGTAAGAAAACGAGCATATCCGCGGCGGACATCCTTCTGCTTTGACCAAGCAACAACCTTATCTTCGAAATCTGGCTCAGAAACCTTCGGGAAGGTAAGTGTTCCGCTCATATCGTATAGAGTTCCAAACATCTGTACGTGTGCTTCAAGATCGTCAGATACGTCTGGAATTACACTATTAAGACGTTTCGCCAGATCTGCCATAATACCAGCAAAGGCTGATCCCTTAATCGCCTTGTCAAACAGCAGCGTAGTAACCCGAAGACGGAACTGTTCATCCCGTGCCTTGAGAATCCCAATTGCCTGCTGAGATAGAGCATCAAGATTCTGCGATGCTACCTTATTAAAGATGCTAAACATCTCATCGTACTGAGGATCATCAGTCTCTCGTACCTTGCGTACACAATCAGCAATAGCCCGTGTACGCCAGTTATCAGAATCATCGCGTTTACGATATACGTTCTTAGACCGAATAGGTCTGACGGGACGGTATGATGCCGGCACCAATCGAAGCTTAGCAATACTTGCCTGAATTCCTTCAGGAAGTGTGATCTTAGTTCCAAAGCGAACCGAATAGATTAGAGCGCTTGAGACCATTGTATTGCTTATTACTTGACAACATGAAAACGAATTCGTTTTCAACCTATCAAAATACCTCAAATGGCGGATAAGGTTCGCAAAGCTGGATTAGATAAATTTTATACTATTTCAAGGATATCAACAAAATGTATCGAGACAATACGAACCTTATATGCTTGGGATAGTTGGGATTTAGTTGTTGAGCCAAGTGCCGGCAATGGGAGCTTCCTTTCTCAAATTCCAACCTCTAAAAAGATAGGTCTTGATATCGATCCTGAACATCCCGACATTATCAAAAAAGACTTCTTCGAATATAATCCGCCCGATCTTCCGAACATTCTTGTTGTAGGCAATCCTCCATTCGGCAGAGTCAGTTCCCTTGCAGTAAAGTTCTTTAACCATTCAGCTGAATGGTGTTCTGTAATCGCCTTTATTGTACCAAGAACATTTAGACGAATCAGTATTCAGAACAGGCTTCATCCAAAGTTTCATCTTATTCATGATGATGAAATCCCATCCGATCCATGCTCGTTTACTCCCCCAATGCAAGTTAAGTGCTGCTTTCAAATATGGGAAAAACAAGCAGAAGACAGAGATATTGTAAAGCTAAATATGAAACATCCGGACTGGGAATTTCTATCATATGGTCCAGCTGATTCTAATGGTCAGCCCACACCACCAAATACAGCAGACTTTGCGTTATTGGCATATGGCGGAACATGCGGAAAAATAGTCACAGCCGATCTTCATACCCTGAGACCAAAAAGTTGGCATTGGATTAAATCAAAAATTGATGTGACAGAATTGATTAAACGGTTTAGGTCGTTAGATTACTCGCTGAGCAAGGATACAGCAAGACAGAACTCGATCGGTCGCGGAGAACTCGTATGGCTGTATTCTGAATCTTATTAGAGCGACTCTTCTGTCACTCTAAACTTTAGAATATCCAACCAACACTTGTCTCCGTATGAAGGTCTCAAAGCATACTCTTTTTTATTTCCACAAACGTTTAAATCGGCCAAAGTGATCGCACCATGTTCATTCAATGTTCCGTGAGCGTAGCCACCATGCTTCGCAATAAGAGTAATCATATTCTCCTTTGGCACATTAAACACATACAACTCACCACCGGTTTCAACATTTGTGTTAATAAGGTGATATGCTGTAAGAATGTAATAGTGGATATTATGAGAAACACGTAACTGAACCCAATTAAATTTATTGTGTTTGGCACCGCCAAGTGATACCTTTACTTCTGCGTTTTTATTATCCTTTGAACAATCACCATTACAGTCAGCTGCAGTATTTTTGGTAAAGTTATTCTTTTCGCGAATATATTTTTCAATCAGTGGTCCGTAATGCTGGGCTGAAATACCATTCAACACGCAATATATGTGGGCATTCTTTAGAGATTGTTCCTTCAGAATTTCTTCATTATGGTTCATCTTTGAGCGATCAAGATGCTCTTTCAGCTTCTGAATACAGTCCATTTCTCGGTGTCACATAGCATGAAAACGAATTCATTTTTAAACCAGCAAAATACCCCTAAAATGTCCACGATTAAGTTCTCTAATCGAATCTCACCTAAGAGTCAGTTCCGTGTTCTCACCAAGGCTCCATATGCCAGTCATGTTGAGCCAATCGCAGAATTGATTGATAATTCGATCGCTGCGAATCCGACAAAGATTCATGTCGATATTGATTTCGATACAAATATGGGAAGCATCGAAGACAATGGAAAGGGATTCCCAATTAAAGCAGAAGACCTGGCCAGATGTTTTACATACGGAAATAATGATGAAAATACGACTGAACTAAATGAGCACGGATGCGGCCTAAAATCCTCATTGTCTGTTCTTGACAACACCGATAAACTTTGGAGAATTCAGTGGAAAAATAAGGGACAGGTATATCGCCTAAAGACTTCATTCACATCCGATGAACACGAGGTAGTAATAGGTGGAACTTGGGATGGAGAAATGACCGATCAGAGTGGAGTACTGATCCAATTTCCTATTGGTAAGCAGGGGTTTACTGAACTGTATTCATCAACTAAGGACTTGATGAATATTAAGTCGGATGATCTAATCAACCGCATTCGCGTTGACTTTGCTCATCGGTGGATGCTTCACCCTAAAATTCTCAACCGAAGCATTCAGATGTTCCTAAATGGTGAGTACATTGAGCCATTCGTGATCTCTGCTGATGTTTGCGATAAGACAGACAAGCATACCGATAAGCTGGTATCTGGAGCTGAAGCGTACATTGCTACATATATGCTGAATGAAAACATCAAGAACTCGTGGTTTAAGAAAACAAAGGCCGCCAGTGGGTTCTACGTCTTCAAGAATGGTCGGTATATTCAGTCATTTCTGGAGGGTAATGCTTATAAGAGACTGTATGGCAGCGAACCTCATAATGAACACAATGGATTCATCTGTCTTATTAATGTTTCTGGATCGCAGAAGATCTGTCCTCCGACTATCCCAACTAAGAATGGACTTGATACCAAGCACGATATCACGATCGATCTCTTTGAGAAAGTTTATGCAAATGTATTGCGCGTTCAGAATAAGAAGCAGGGACGTTCTGAGGAGAGTCTCTTCAATGAACTGCTTGAGCGTCGTCGTATTCAGCTTCGTGATTTCAACCCTGTAATTCATGAAAAGATGATGCTTGCCATTCCTGAATATGGGACTAAGACCCCACAACTTGATGGTTATGAGATCATTGGTGATCGGGGTATTGTCTATGAAGCAAAGAAAGCTAATCAACCATCCTTAGATGATATTAACCAACTCTTTGCGAACTGGATCTACTCATCCTTGACCAAGGAATTTACTGGAAAGATGTGTAAGCCAGTGCTGGTAATTAATGCCATTAAGAAGGGGTTCAAGCTTTCTGATGATCACAAGCAAAAGATTACGATCTTGAACTCCAAGGTAAAGTTCCCGTTGGAGATTTGGAACTATGATGGCGAGGAGTTGTTCAAAATGGATTAAACGGATACAAACATATATCAGATATAACAAATATGGATCCCACAAAATTCGAGCACACTTGGGTTTTGTGGTATCACGATCCCGACAATCGGGACTATTCACTATCAAGCTACATTATGATAGCTGACATTACAACACCTGAACAATTCTGGAGCATTGTCGATAACATTCCTAAGGAGGCATGGGAGTGTGGCATGTTCTTCTTCATGAAGAAGGGCTTTCCTCCCCTCTGGGAGTGTGAGGAGAACAAGAATGGCGGAGCTTGGTCAAAGAAGATTGATGCGTCGCAAGCACAGACAAGCTTCATCGACCTGATGGTTCATTGCGCATCCAATGAACTACTGGTAAAGAATCAGGAATCGCTTGTTGGTATCTCTATCTCTCCTAAGGGTCAGTTCCACATCATCAAGATCTGGAATCTGTCCACTAAGGTATCAGAGAAGTCTAATTTGAATGCTGATCTTACGTATTACAAGGTGACAGATGATGTCACGTATACTTCCCACACAGCAAGACCTAAGTAATCTCCAAAATATAATTGCCTGGATTGGTAGAATTAAATAAGACTCTAAGATTCTTAATGTATTTTTTTCTGATACGACGAATATCAGATTCAGTTGGATTTTCTATTTTTTCTACCATAACTGCTTGACCAACATGACTTGTGATCTTTTTTAATGGATGATGAAGTATACTAAACCAATTATAAACAGAAGTAAATGTAGGAACTGGTATTGATATATGAAATAAGCTGTATAACATACTATTGAAATCATTAATAATATCATTTTTATACCAGGGAAATAGTTTGGATTCGTTATATGTTATGATCGGAACAAGAGGAGTACCTGTTTCCAGTGCAATCTTAAATATTCCTTTACGATTTTTGATGTATAGCTTATATTTATCATTTTCTGTTGTAACCATTTCTTTTGCCCCGCCTAACACAATTGATACTGATTGTTGTTCTGCTACCTTTTTGATAGAAAAATAATCAGATGGCACCATTTTCACAAATTTCATTAAATCCCGAACAAATGGAATCATAAAAATAATATCAATAATAACCAACCTGGTTGGCTTGTATTCAGAAGATGTCAGCTTAAATACATTATGTATCGATGGTGTTATGCTTAGTAACTCATGTGGGTGCCACACATTTATTGTTTTTTCTGGAAGAGAATGATGCACCTTTATCTCAAAAGTTTCTTTCAAGTTATTTTCAAGCTTTTTAATAATGTCTTTAAAATGAGTTCTAACAAATTCAAGTATATTTTGAAATAAAGAATCTATCATCTGTTCAGATGACATTGCGTATATAAAGCATATGGTAACTGCAAGTGCTGTATTCAAGAAAAAAAGAATAACAGTTGAAAATATCATTAAAAGTGATACTGATGGCCATAGATAAATATATGATAAAATCACTTCTATCATTGTTAATTTGCGGGCCAATTAATCCTTTAATATCGCGCATTTAATCAAATGAATTCAAGTTACATTATTATTCAATTAGGATCTGCTCTTGCGATATTTATTATTGGTTTTCCCTATCTGTCATTTCCTCAAATTATTCTCCAAGGAACAATGATGCAAGCATTTCAGTATTTTAGTCATAGATTTACCCATATATTACCTAAAAATAGCTTCATATTCCATACTTTTCTTCACCATGGCAAATACCTTCAGTCCAGGTTATTAGAACTGTTTATCGAAACAGTAGGAGAAATGATTTCATACATTGCTATACCCATTGGTCTTCAGTATTTATTTGGAGTTGAACTTATACACCCCTTGATCATTATATTCACGTCTTTAGTTTACATTTCTGTTCACATCATTAATTACTCCATATTCGGTTCAGATACTCATTCCAGGCATCACAAAGATCCATCCGTAAACTTTGGACCAGATTTTTATGATCATATATTTGGAACAAATTACGATTCAACATATGAGAATATGCATCCAATGTACATAAATATAATTATAATTACTATTCTATTATGCGGTGCAAGGCATCAAGCACAACTTGATTTCTTCTAAGGTGGTTTAAGATACATTTTAGCAATGTTATATAAATGTGCTTTACACCAGAAATTAGCCTTATGGGTTCTATGTGGTGTTTGTTTACTGCATTAAGCCCCATGGGAATGTATCTAAGCCGTGCACGGCATTAAACAAAGCTTAATTTCACCAAGATTTGCTACCACATAACGAATCATCAGGAACCAACCATTCTTCATGTGAACTTCCAGATTGTTACACAGGTTAGTACACTTGGTAAATAGAACCAGATGAGGCAAAGAGAACTGACCACTGACAATCTCCTCAGACGTCTTCTTGTGGATATTGAAATCAGCCTCTCCATCACCCATCACAGTTGTCCGTGAAGCAAAATGACCCTTGCAGTTGAAGGTCAGTGAAGACCCAACATTTGTAATCTCAACAGTCTTTGCTGAAAGAAGTGTCATATCCCGGCAAATCTTCTGAAAGTCCAGCGAAGGCATAGTAATACGAGTGCTAAACTCAGTGTCAGGCAGCTGAAGGTCGGGCTCATCGCGATCAAGCAAGTTCAACTTGTACTTGTGGACTTGCTTCTTCTCACCATTCTCCATGAGAATACCAAGAGAGTTCGGGTCATCCTTGTCAACGTAAAATGACAGAGTGTCATCATTGGTAGCCGTACGAACGATGCGATACAGATGATCAGTGTTTACACCGATCACAAACTTAGGCGTGTTGTGGTTGTATGAATACTTCTCAAATTTATCAGCATGTAGACGAAGATGGACAAGGACGGTACGAGTGTTATCCATCGCTACCATGCGAATGCCATCCTTATCAAAAAGCAAGGACATCTCAACAAGGATAGACCGAAGAGCCTCGATCAGCGTGCGAACAGCTCCTGTCTGAACCGTCTTCGCTTCAACAGTGAACATTTCTATTCTTTCTGTTGGTGCGTTTAAGTTAAAAATTTGTGCCCGAAGGCATATTAGTTGCTGAGGCTGTCCAGCTCGCGCTCGAGCTGTTCAAGCTCTCGCTCGAGATATACCACCTGCGAACGCAGGCGGTCCTCTGCAGGCCACGACACAATTGGGTTGATGTTGGAAAGCCGCAGACGCGCAGCGTTGAGCTGCGAGGTCTTCTCGATGATCGAGTATGGCAGCTCTGCGATACGGAGCCGCTTCTGGGTTTCGCCGTCGGGGTTGGACATCTTCAAAACAAAGTTGTCCCAGCCGTGCTTGGCAATATAGTCAATGCAGCGCATCGTCCACCCATGTGACGAGCCGCTGTGGCCGCCGTACTTGACGGCCTTGTCAATCCGAGAGAACCACTCGGGCTTCTCGCTGAACATAAAACCGCCGTCACCGGGCACGAACCTCTTCAGGTTGTCCCAGTTCTCGCTCACGCTGACCGCGTCGTACATGTCCTTCAACATGACGTCGGTATCGTCGCCTTCCTTCTTGAGAAAGGAGAAGTCGCCCGGAGCGCACATGGCGGCCATGTTCTCTTTAAAATTAGAATTCTTTATAGGGCTATTAATCCGTTTTTCTACGCATGGTATGATGCTTCTTTGATGAAACAATACGACCATGTTTGTTCTTGATCAAATCTGTTTTTGTTAGTCCGCCGGGCGTCTTCTCTGCTGAACCGTTATATACCTGTCTGCGTGAACCAACCCTAAGAGTTTTAGATGGCATTTGTTTATATACTATCAATAAAATGGAGCAGTCTCTTATAGCAAATATTAAATACAACCCACCAGTGAAAGATGATATTGCTGTTGGATTTGCGTTATTTAATTATACAGGATCATCCAGAATCATTATGAATTATTTGTATACAGTTGAAAAGATGAAGTTAGCAGGAATACCTTTCTTCACAATAGAATATGTAATTATTGGTAGTAAACCAACTATTCAGGATGCAATTCACGTCTACGGATCATCATATTTCTTTTTAAAAGAAAACTTATTTCGAATTCTGGAAACCAAGATTCCTAAACAGTATACTAAACTTCTGTTAATGGATTCAGATATCATTTTTGACGAGCCTAACTGGTATAATTTATTATCTGAAGTACTTGAGACAAATGATATATGTCAGTGCTTTGAAACGGCAATTTGGTTAGACATAACCTACAAAAAAGAAAAAAAGGTTGCATATAGTTATGTAAAATCTCCGGATAAAGATATTCTAATATGGAATCCTGAAAATAGTATAATGTATCATACTGGATTCGGTTGGGGATTTACCAGAAAATGGTATAATCAAGCGGGCTTTATTGATGAGGCTATTATAGGATCTGGCGATATATTATTTAGCTATAGACTATTTGGTAAAAGTTATAGCGGAAGCCAAAATCTATCGTTTTACCAATCCAGTATAGATAGGTGGGCTGAAAATATCGGGGAACCAACAATAACATATTTACCTGTGAAAATATATCACATGTTTCATGGAGATCTTAACAAGAGACAATATGTTACAAGAAATGAAATTTTTCACGATATTACTGATATTAACGACATACTTGTTAAAAATAAAGATGGAGTATTTGAATTAACCGATCCAACGTATAATGCTAAGCTTTACGAGTATTTTAGCGAACGCAAAGATGATTTTATCAAATAAAGATATGGTGTAAAATTAAGGATGTCTCGTAGGATTATTGAATACGAAGATTATATTGAAATCTCACCAAAACCACCTTCGGTAATCGTCCAAGCAAAGGTACATGTACCAAACGAAGTGCCAAAGGTAAACACAGTAAAACCATTTAGCACTTCATACTTAGTAAAGGCTCAACCAAGGGTAGACATAGTAAAACCAGTTAGCACTCCACAGGTAGTAAACGCTCAACCAAAGGTAAACACAGTAAAACCATTTAGCACTTCACACTTAGTAAAGGCTCAACCAAAGGTAAACACAGTAAAACCCGTTAGCACTCCACAGGTAGTAAACGCTCAACCAAAGGTAAACACAGTAAAACCATTTAGCACTTCACACTTAGTAAAGGCTCAACCAAGGGTAGACATAGTAAAACCAGTTAGCACTCCACAGGTAGTAAAGGCTCAACCAAAGGAAGTGCCAAAGGCATTTCGTTTATCACAAGTAATATCGGATCAACAGCCAAAGGTACAGGTAAAACCCGTAGTAGCAAAGGTAGTACCAACGGTAGTAGCAAAGGTACAGGTAAAACCCGTAGTAGCAAAGGTAGTACCAAAGGTAGAGATCGGAAAGCCACAGAGTCCATTTAGTGTCTCACAGTTACCAAAGTTTCATCAAAAGATAGAGGTAGAAAAACAAGTACCAATCGAAGTGTTACGCTCAAATAAAAAATTTAGCGTTTCAGACCTACCAAAGTATGAAACACGTATTATAGTAGAACCAGAACCTGAGAAAACGATTACAGAACCACCTAAAATTGGTATAACCCCTCCAGAAGGATCAATACATGTTCTAAATGTTCCAAAATATGAAATACCCCACTCAGAATTTCAACCTATTGTAAATACTCAAAAACTTGGATTATCTCTACCAAGTGGACCAATAAATGTTCTAAATGTTCCAAAATATGAAATACCCCACTCAGAATTTC